TGGAGGCACTGGCCAAAGCCAGGGAAGTGCGCCGAGAAAAACTGGCAGTTAAGCACGCCCTTAAAAATAAATTAAAAAAACAGTTGACGGATTAAAGCTGTTTCAATATTAGTAATCGCCATGGACAAATTCGATACAATATTTAGTGCACGCGACAAAAAAACCGATAATTATTTAGTAACTGCTACAATCCCCACCGAGGGAAAAAAGTCGTACGTGACGACTAGCCTTGCCCTGCGAGGTGGCTACGACGCACCCGCCGAAGCGTTCCTTTGGCACCCTAATCATGCGGTAACTCGGATGCGGGCTAAGCAGCACGAGGCGAGCCGCAAATGATTAGCTGGGAGCTAATGCGCGATCTATCACAACTGTCTGGCTTTATCGTTGGCTGGGCGCTGTTTGTCGGAGCCGGAATCGGCGGCCTTGTGGTTTGTCTGCTCACTCTTTGCTGGGTGATCGACGTGGTTAAAAAACATTTCAAGGAGTGGCTGTGATTCGCGACCTAGAGAAAGAGGGCGTGTTGCCAGCTACTGCCAGCCAGAGCTACGGGTCGGCTCAGCTATCCCAAACCACTGCGCTGATCGATCTGCAGGTTAAGAACCGCGAACTACGCAATCGCGTAGAAAAAATCGAAGATATCCTAAAAGGCCTAATCGAAAAGCAGGGGGCAAATCTGTGAGCGCCCTAGCCGCCAAGTTTGAGTTGCTTTGGAAAGTGGCTGGTGGCCCGGAGCTAGTGGCCGAGCACACGTTCCACCCGACCCGCAAGTGGCGTTTTGACTTTGCCTGTAAATCCGCCCGCTGTGCGATCGAACTAGACGGAGGTGCGTTTCTGCCATTCGGAGGCAGACACGGCCGCGGGATGGGAATGGTAAAGGATTGTGAGAAGTATCGAGCCGCCGCCGACCTCGGCTGGCGCATCTGGCGATTTACCACCAAGTGCATTACGCAAGAAACCGTCGCGATGACCGCTAAGTCATTCCGACTATCCATGAAGGAGCGTGCAAAATGATTATCAACCACACGCCCGAGGAAGAAGCCGAAATGGAAAAGGCAGCGTTGAAGGTGCACTACGAATTAGACGAGGCGGAGTCAGCACGCATTGAGGAGGACGAGAGCAGTGAGTGAGTTCCGCCTGATTGAGAACATCGAAGTGATGGCCTGCCGCAATTCAGCCGAGCGAGTGGTCAAAGCGCTGAACCGTGGCGAGATCGACCAGGCAAAGCAACTGGCTCGCAAGCACGAGATCGCGTGGCACTTGGCCGATCGTGAATTTCAAACCCTTAACCAACCGCATCGGAACAACGATTTTTGCGATGACGAATAGTCAAAGCAAAACCAAGAAACCAAAACAAAGAAAGGAAATCCTAGTATGCCAATAGTAGCAAGCAGAGGGGGAACGTATACGCCAGCCCCCGAAGGATCGCACGACGCAGTATTCTGCGACGTAGAAGATCTTGGCGTCATTGAAACCATGTACGGAAAGAAGCATCAGATTCGCCTGGTGTGGCAAATCGCTGACAAGATGGAGGACGGCCGCCCGTTTACCATCGGCCGGCGTTATGGCTTGAGCCTGCACGAAAAGGCAGCGCTCTTTAAAGATCTCAAATCTTACGCCAAGAAAGCGCCACCGCAGAATCTGGACTTGGAAACGCTCATCGGTAAGCCGTGCACGATCCTTGTGGTGCACGTGGAGCGTGACGGATCTACCTATGCGAACGTGCAGGCGGTACTGCCAGCCGGCGCAAAGAAAGTGACTGTAGATAAGGCGTTCGTGCGGAAAATAAACCGCAACGGCGCGACAACCGCAACCGAGTTAGATCACGACGGCAACCCCGTCCCGTTCTAGCCATTTGGCTGGGGTGGGCAATTCCCACCCTAGCCAGAAAGATTTTATGGAAATCCTATCAATCGTAATTCAAATAATGCTGCCGCTGGTAGCTGTCGCGCTGGGGCTTCAGCTGATGCACGCAATCGGAAGGTGGAACTGATGGCACCGATCATCGTCACCGCTAAAACTGAATCGGCGCACTACTACCTAAGGTCAGGTGAGTCGTGCCACGGAGATCTGCGATCCGCCCGCAAGGTGGGGGCGTTTCCGTCGGTTACCACAATCCTCGGAGCCGCTGGCCCTAGTAAACAGGGTCTAATGAATTGGAAAGAGGAGCAGGCGATTCTATCCGCTTTGTCGCTACCGAGGAATGAAGGAGAGGCGGACGGCGACTTTGCCAAGCGGGTTGTATTGGACAGCAGAAAGGAAGTGGAGGCCGCTGCACTTCGCGGAACTCACGTTCACTCCCTGGCTGAAATCATAATTAACGGCGAGGAGCCGGGTGAGCTAGTGAAGGGCTTCGAGCCTCACTTTCAATCGCTGAAGGAATGGCACAAAGACGTGAGCAAAGTGCACGCAAGTGAATCGGTAATGGTAAACGAAGTTGAAGGCTACGCGGGCCGAGTGGATCTAATCTGCGACATTAACGGCGAGATTGAAGTGGTGGATTTTAAGACACGAAAATTTAAGAACGGGAAAGCGGCTGGCTATGAAACCGATCTGCTTCAGCTATCCGCCTATGCGTACGCTTTCACGGACGAGCACATGGCCTGCCGGAACGTGCTTATCGATCCAGTGACGGGCCAGTTGGCTGAAGTGCGTTACACCGCCGAGCAAGTTGCCCAGGCGTTTGAGGCGTTCACGTCCATCTGCAAGGTGTGGCGCTGGCTAAAAAAGTACGACCCGCGGGAGGTGCAGAGTGATTGAGGTACTGCCAGACGAGACCACCCACGAGCAGTTGCTCAACCGCGTGCGATCGCTGGCCCGTGAGCTGGCGGAGGCGAAGGCCGCGCTGGCGGCTGCTGAAGGACGCGAGAACGATCTGATTGATCGGATTAGGAGCGGGCTATGAGAACACTCCTTTCAATCCTAGCGGTTTTTGGCTTTAGCACTGGCAAGCTAGGCAACGCACTGATCGACTTGCGCCCGATCGCCAAGAAGATCGACGTTAAGAAAATTAAGGTACGTATCACTGGCTACTGGCCCGGTGAAGATGAGTGGTCGAGCCGCTATCAATCCAGCACAGGCACCAGGTTGCGAGCTGGTCGCCACTGCGCCGTCGATCCCGATATCATTCCGCTCTGGAGCAAGATCCGCATCCTAAACGGCAAGCGGGAGTGGGTGGCGGTGGATACGGGCACTGCCGTTAAAAGCAAGAAGGCGAGCGGTGGAAAGTTGCCGGTGGTGGACGTGTTTGCCGCCAGTGAAAAGCAGTTTAACGCGATGCGCTTACCGAAGGTGGCGATGGTGGAGGTGATGAAGTGAGTACGACAGCCGCGATCTTCGCATCTAAACGCAATCGGGCTGCTGGCCTTGGCGATACCCGGCCCACGTTACGCCGCCTAGGCGTGATCGTTGGCAAGCTGCGCCGGGATCTGTGCCTGCCAAGCGCTGCTCGGTTGGGCGTAGAGCTTGAATGTAGTTACAAGACGATCCAGCGGGACATTGATCTGCTGCGCAATTTCTTTGGCTATCCGCTCGAATACGATCGCAACAAGTACGTCTACAAACTGGCAGGGCCGCTGCCGAAAGCGGTGCTGTGAGCCTGCAGGATCTCCTCGCCATGTTTGAAGGAAAGGTGATCGGCACATACACGCTGGAGCAATACGCCGAGCAAGTCATCGTCGCCCGGAACAACCGGATGCGATGGGGAATGGGGCAGTGGTAGAAATATGAAAAAAGAATTTAAAAACACAAAAAAAGAAAAAGCTAAGTGGGTAGAGGCTGGAAAAATTTTGTCTGCAATCGAAGCGATTGGTTACGATGTGCACGAATTAATAGAGGATTTTAATTATAGGCCAAAACAGTGGACTCTGGTCTTTTCAAGAAAGAAAAAAAAATGACTCAGGATTTATTATTTTTAGAAAAGGCTGAAATAATGGCCTCAACCTCTAACAACTTAGATCAGGGGTATGCATCTGAAACTTTAGTACTTGGCTGGTTATTAAAAAACGGTCATGAGGCCATACCCGTTCCTGGTCAAAAAAAGTCAGACATATGGATCGGCTACGGTAAGTACCTTTGCCGATTAAATGTAAAGAGTTCTGGGCAAATTAAAGATGGAATGGTTCGCGGTTTATCCTGTGGTGGAAGAATTGAAAAAATAAAATATAGCGAATTTGATATAGATATTCTTGCCTTGGTTTGGATTGAGTCGTTATGGCCGTTATATTTTCATATTTCCACAGAGGACAGGAAGCACGTTTCTGCTGAACCCAAAATGTTTACTCTGGAAAATTCTTTGACTACTTTTGAAATAGCTTTTTCAAAGTTTAAGGAGCGTAAATGTCAGTAAAACGCCACCGCGCCATCATTCACGTGCTGGATCGTGCCAGCGCTAACCTACGCAAAGGGCAGATCCCGGCTGCGCTGACTCGGGTGGAGCTGGGCCTGCTCATCGCCAAGGAGCTACTAGCCCGGGCGCTCAAATACCAGAAGCGAGACGCGGAGAAGAAAAAATGAGGGCGCTATCTTGGCTTCTGTACTGGTTAGGAGATCTGGTTAGCAGGACGCTTTGCCGCTGGGGCTTAGCCGGATCGCTCTATCAAAAGCTTATGCTCTGGTCGGTTGAATGCGACAAGGACTTCAACGTCTGGAAAGAAGTCAAACCCCGCAAAAGGAGAAAACGCAAATGAAACATCTGGGTGAAATTAAGTTTGGCAAATCACGACCCGACCGAACGAAGTACGTAAAGGTGGATATTGAGATGAGCGACGAAACAGGCGACCAACTCTATCGGCTTGGGTTAATCGCTTTAAAGCATGATCGGGAAGCAGTCATCGAGTACGTGTTTAAAAAGGCACTACTAGAAATGTGCAAACGGTGATTGCACTGCCCCCAGCTACCGAGGCCGTTTATCACAACGGGGCGCCGGAAGGTGAGCGCAACAATCAGCTATTCCGTATGGCGTTGCAATTCCGTGATCAGGGCTTGTCGCAGTTTGATGCGGAGTCAGAGGCCGAGATCTGGGGCTTCAAAAATGGACTAACGCAGAACGAATGCGTGGCGGCCGTAAAATCCGCTTACAGCAAGCCAGCTAGGGAGGCGTGGCGGCCAAAAACCAAGTACGGCTATCAGAACGGAGCGATCGTGCGGGAGGATCTGCCGGTGCCACCCATGCCGATCAGCGTGGAAAGTGGGCCGGTCGACAAGTTTTTAACCACCTGTTTCGACGTGGGTGATAGTATCAACATCTGCCGATCCATTAAGGACGGCGACCGCGAGCGGCCGGACGGTGCGGGCGAGACTCGTACCCGCGAGGAATGGCTCGAGCTGTTTAAAGGCGACGGGTTGGCAATGTGGCAAGGCGATGCCGTTGGAGTCTACGTGTCGATTAACGCGAACAACGGTAAGAACCGCAAAGCCGAATCGATCACCAAGTTTCGCCACTGCTTAATTGAGTTTGATGAAAGCACTCTGCAGGAGCAGTGGGCCATTATTAAGCGCAGTGGGTTGCCCACGTCGTCAATTATTAAGAGCGGTGCCCGGAGCCTGCATGCGTGGGTGGACGTGAGGGCGGCCAATGCCAAGGAGTTTGCCGAGCGTGTAGATTTTATTTACAAGCACCTCGAACACTCGAAGCCTGACAGCGCTAACAAGGACGCCGGCCGGTTGTCCCGGTTGCCAGGGGCTATGCGTACCGCCACTGGCCTGCAGCAGGAGTTGGTCGAGTGTGGTGCGCCGACACTGACTTACATCGAATGGCAGGAGCGCACTATGTACGGCGATTTGCCTGAGCCGTACAAGTGGGAGGATCTGGTAAACTTTAAAGAGGATTGCGACCCGACGCAGCTGCTGGGTAAGCGCTGGATCTGTCGGGGCGGATCGGCGCTGTGGGTGGGTAGTAGCGGGTTGGGTAAGAGCGTGCTGTGCTTGCAGGCCGCGATTACCTGGGCGTGCGGTCGTGATCTGTTTGGCATATCGCCACATGGCAAGCCGCTGAAGTCGCTGATCGTCCAAGCTGAGAACGACGAGGGCGACGTGGCCGAGGCGCTGCAGGGTATTCTCAAGGCGTTAGATCTAACGCCAGCGGAGCTTCAAATGGTTAAAGAAAACATAGTCATCGTGCGTGACTGTACCTCTACAGGCGAACGGTTTGTCGATCGGATGCGTAGATTGGCTGAAAGGCATAAACCGCATTTAGCCTGGGTAGATCCGTTGCTGGCGTTCATCGGTGGCGATCTATCCAGCCAAGAGACGGCCGGCGGATTCCTGCGTAATTTGCTTAACCCCCTAGCGCTAGCCGGTGGGTTTGCGTGGATGTTGATGCATCACACGCCTAAGCCTACGCGGGACGGCAGCGGATATCAGGGCCACGACAAAGCCTACAGCGGATTCGGATCGTCGGAACTGACGAACTGGGCGCGGAGCGTATTAACCCTAGCGCCTTGCGGCCAGGATGAGGAAGGCACGTACACCTACAAGTTGGAGGTGACTAAGCGCGGGAAGCGGTCTGGGTTGCGTCCTAACCGAACTGCGAGCGATTTCATAGCGTCTAACGTCCAGCCGTGTGTTCACCTAAAGCATTCGCAAGTGGGGCTGGCGTGGATCGAATCAAGCGCACCTGAAAAGACGGTAGGTCGCAAAGCTAGTGCGATCGATTGGGGCAAGCTACCCGAAGGGGCTAAATATAGCCAAGTGGTAGCTTATGTGCAGAAGGTGACCGGGCTACAGGAACGTCAGGCTAAGTCCCGCATTAAGCAAGCTAAGGATGACGGATTTATTGAGGAATCTAGCGACGGTTTATTCAGCAAAAAGGTGACAAATGAACCCTTTTAAAGTTAGTGCAGTAACCCTTATTGCACTAGTGCAGTATTGGGTAGCATGTTGGTGCAGTAATAAAGGCTCCTTAGAGCCTATTATTGCACTAATGCAGACGGCTAAAACATTACTGCACCAAGCGTGGGAAAACGGAGTAGTAGTTTAATATGATAGATCAGGAAGCAATCGAACGTATTCCAGCGGTAATCCCTCACCCTTCTATGATCATAGATAGCCTGCAAGATCTGGTTTGGGAGTCGTGTAGCGATCTGAAGATCACGGTCACCACGTCATCGGTTGCGACTATGACTAAGGTGATAGAGCATCTTTTCCAGCATTCGGCGGATCATCCTGCCATGGCTAACCGCACCGATACCCTTAGCCATGCCGTGCTGAACATATCGCTTAACCGATCGCCCGAATCGATGACAGCCGTGGCCAAGCGATTTAATCTAACTAAGCAGGCGGTCAGCAAGAAGGTTACCGAGATACACGATCGGTTGGGCATACGTGCACGATCACAGAAAAGCGAGAAGGCCCGTGAGTCTTACCGCAAGCGAGCATACCGCGTACACGCCAAGCGGCGGCGTGAGGCGCCTAAGTTTAATAACGCCGCACTAATGAAAGGCATGAACAAATGAAGCTAAAACCAGTAATAGAAAAACTAAACAACACACGCGACAAGGCGTTGGAGCTGATCGGCAAGACCATCGGCTTAGCGTCTGATGCAGGTGTAATCATCCAGCAGGCAAGAGCAGATGGCCAAGACATTGTGGCTATCTGTGAGGAAGCAGGGATCACTGAGGAGGTGGGCAAGCGATATGAGAAAGTCGCTGCAGCACAGCACAAGTTAGCCAATGGCGACGCTGACCCCGGACTGATGCGCCAAACATATTTGCGTATCGGATTCCTCCCCGACCCCATCACGATGAGTGAGCCAAGTGAGCCCAAGCACTTCCTCTTTCCAATCATGCAAGCAAGGCAATGGCTAGCATCGAGAGGCGTGAAATTTATTTCACAGGACAAGGGATTGCGTGCGCAATTTCTTGCCGAGGCCGAGCCAATCGTTAAGACCTACAACGAATTAAAGGATAGCGCCTAAGGGCTATTGCTAACGAGATATGACAAAATGGCTAAGGAATCTTTTAATTTTGCGTTACAAGCCGCGATGGCAAAGACC